GCGGCTTTCGCCTTGAAATTTATTTCTCGACGGCCCGATTTTCCCCCGGGCTCTACGTCTAGCCAACCTTAAGGGTTGGCTCGAGCGGAGGCAGAACTTGAAGCTGCCTTTCGTTTCTTCAATTCCTCGGCTCGAGCGAGAATCATGTCGTCGGAAAACTCCGCGACAATGCGTTGACTCGCATGATAGGCAGTCTCGACCTGTTGCGGTGCTTTTTCGTCGACTTCAAGACGCGCCGCAACGGTTGAACTTTGACGTGGTGCAAAAACTCTGGTCGGATGTTCATAGACTGTGGTCGGAGACAGCCAAGCGAACGTGATGGACAGAGCAGCACCAATCCAGCTTGACGCAGTACTCGACAAATTGAGAGTCAAAGTCGAGGGTTTTGTCAAGTTGATGGTGGTGGCGCAGACATACTTGCTGGCGGCAGAGTCGGCGCAAACAAAGTCATTCAACACCGATCCCGCGCCGGCAGAGATAGTCCACGTGGCACCAGTCTCCACAGGTGTGGTGACAAGCGTGCCCTTAAGCGTCACATAGTAACTACCCGGCGTTGGAAAAATTAACGCTGAGTTTGTGAAAACTGGGACCTGGGCCGCCGACTGTCCGAACAAGATATCAGTGGCAGTCGGCGTCCAAACTGGTGACGTTAGAAAGGGCGTAGACGCTCCAGCCACCGACGCGACTGTGACCAAGCCAGTATACTGGGCTGTGGTCGACTGCACAAAGGACAAACTAGCCAACTGGGGAGTGTGGAGGCGCATAACGTAGCGCAACTGCAACACACCAATGTTGGCCGTAGATACCATGGCATCGGTGGCAATGTACAACACGGCAGTGTCGTAAGTCTTAATATCGAGGTTCGACCCCAGAGACGATGTGCGGATGAAATGCTCACGCAACTTGTTCATACAGCGTCGGTCGAAATTAATGGTGAGACGCTCCCACGCGTTGCCTTGGACTGCTCCGGTGAGTGACATCATGTCAAACATGTTAACCGGGGCCGAATCAGCGGCGTCATAGTCCATGGCCATCATCACTGCTCCGTCTTTCGCAGAGCTAACACGCGGGATGTAATCGATCGCAAGTGACTCGAACTCATAGGTCTCGAATAATGCTGCCATCTTCGAGCCATACGGGAACACGGTTGCCAAACCAGGCTGGATGGCAATTGCCGTGTTGGTGAAGGTAGTAGACCCAGGTAGCACTGCGAAAATCTCGGAGTGCTCCAACTCAGCAGTCCCTCCCTCAGAACTTGAACGAAACCCAAAGCGTGGGGCACGCTGAGGACGTCGACGATAACCGATCGAGGTAGGGGCAAAAGTTTCTTCAAGCCGCTGTTTCTTTTCGGGACGCTCGGGCAGGTACTCCGCCGCCTTGCGTTTGGCCGAATTGCGCTGCGAAGGCTGCATAGGTACTTGAACGCGAGCGCGTTGGCGGGGCGCTTTGACCCCAATGGCACGTTCAACTTTGTTGATAGCCGTACGTGCGAGTTTCCGAAGTGGTCGCCCAAAACCGCGCTTCGGGTTGACGACAGACATTCCGACACGTTGAAGTGTGGTATGATTCACAAATTCCGTAATAACAGAACAAATTTTTCGACAAGCTGTGTCACGGGTGGGGGGTCGCGACTCCCCCTAAAATTTCCACCCAATCACAGACCACTAGTGTACAATTCACAGGTCCACTCACAGATCCACCTCCATTAGCCGCCGAATGTATGGGTGGCTGGCCACAACGGGCCCAAACGGCACCCCGGCCAACCAGTCCGCGAACTCCCGCTCATGGGCCTCATTGAGGCCGTACCTCAAAGAAAACATTGCCCACGTCGCGGCGGACGGTTCGTGATGATCTTTAAGGTGGGCAACCACCTGATGGTCGCGTTCCCACACTGGCTTGCCGGCTCGATAGCGATCGAGGTACACCCGCACAAACGGGACGTGACTGTTGTCAATATACAATCCTTGACAAATCCCCGAAAACGGCTGCACCTCCCGATCATGGTGGGTGTAACCAACGCGTGACAAAAGCCGTCCTGGCTTGGACGCCAAGGCGCCTCCGCGATCGCTCGGCCAAAACAACTTGGAACAAAATTCGACGGCATCACGATGCATAGCCCACTTCGGCTTGCTGGTCACGCCAACAAGGGCAAGACACCCCGCGAAGTCTACAGACCGCACCGCAAGGGGGCCGCCCACAACCACGTCATCGCCCACGGCAAGCACTTGGCAACGTTGGGCGATCTCATCCAACGACCACCCAAGAGTCCGATGAATGGCCCACAGATGCATGAAGACGGTGTTCTCAGTGTTATCGCATGTGGTGTTGGCGTCTCCTGATTTGCGCTGACCGGGAGCGGTGTACTTGCTGTGACCGTGCATTGTATACCCCAATGTTTTCTCTTGATGTGCCAAACAGGCACGAATGTGCGCGTTGCAGCACATAGCGTACTTGAAGGTGTTCATTGTGCGAACAACTCGTTCGTGAATGCTGCGGTCGTACCGTGACAGGTCACCGACAAAGTAGACCTCATGCTCACCCAAGCACTCGTAAAGTTCGCGGCCATCGCGACCACTGGCAAAATGGATACCAAAGTGGTAATCGTTCCAAACACCCGCCATATACTTATGCCAAGCATAAATAAAGGGTCCAAGGGTTGCATGCACCTGTTGCGACACGGTTTGAATATGCCGCGGGTCACCTGGGTCATCCACAACGACAACCCGGTCAAGGACGACCGCCCCCTTCTCTTTCTTGGTGAAGCAAGTGCGAAAATGGTGACCGCGACGGAGATGAATGAAGCAATCACGGATAGCGGCATCGTGGATGGCCGCAACGCGTTGACCAAAGCGTCCGATTGCATTCCACGCTAGATAAGCTTGGCGGTGGTTGCCGAACAAATGGTCGCGCGGACAAAACCCCACCTCGCAAGCCTCAGGAAAGGCCCAATTGTGGGCACGCACCATGAATGTGCAGTACTCGTCCAACCCCTTCTCTGTCGCGACAATGGGGTTGGCGAAAACGCGCCTGCATATGGCCTGCCACGTGTTGGTCTCACAATTGGCAAAAACAACGGGCACGGCACCGTCAAAAACGGTGCCAACGTTGACAAACACTCCGGGCTTCTTATCGAGGACAGGTTCCCGCACCGCTGTCTCGCCCGCTTTTAATTGCGGAACTGGCAAGTCCTCAACGACGGTACACGGCGTAAGCAGTTTGTGCACGCGCCAAGCAACACTCACGCACGGAGCCGTCCACCAAGGGGCGGTGAACTTCATGGTTGAAAACGCCATGTTAAGAACGCTATGGGCGCCAATGGCCAATGGCAACGGCGCACAAGCCAGTGCGCGGTGGACAATGCCTCGAAAAAGAAAATCAGCAGGCCCACTTGATTCGGCCAAGGCGACAAGCGCTGAGCCGGCGTTGGGCATAACACTTTTTACAACCTCCTCGAGAATGGGAGCAACGACAACTGTGGCAAGCCAAGGCCGTTCACTCACCCAACCAGTTGCGGCAGCGACCCAAGGATGGGTCAAAGGCCGAAGTGGTGCGCGCCTAAGCCGCCACAAGGCGGCTCCCGCCAGAGCTGTCGCCACACCAACCCAAAATGGACGGGGAACGCGAAAAAGGGCCTGTCGGACGCCGTGGACCGCCCAATCCCACCAACCCATCGTGTCTGACAAGGCCTTACTATGCCGCGCGCGATCACCACGGGTCGCCCACAACGCCGACTGGGCCAACGCCGTCTCATTGCCTAAACCCGACAAGAACCCAAGAGTGGCGGCCAACTGAATGGACGACTCATACATGTCATTGGGCATGTTTTTAATGTACTTGTGGGCACGTCGGGAAACCTCGTAGCATTTGTTATACGACGCAGGGTCGCGATCAAGGCCAGCGACTGTAGCGGCAACGGCACGGACAGCAGCCATGCACACATATGTTCCCCCCGAGTAGGCGAACTGGCCCCAAACGGGGACGTCCGCACTAACGACGTCAGACTGGGTGGCTTGAACCAAATTCATGATAGGCGACTGTTCGGACAACTGCACCACACGAAACGTGGCAGGCGGCTGGTGCTCTGGGCAAACGTCAACGACAAACGCCTCACTCACCCAACAAAAGGGGCCCCAGGGGCGACGAGTCCATACAAGCCACTTAGTTGTGCCGCAGATATTAACAGGCTGGGGCTGATCCATCCAGCGCAAGTCGCCGTGGTGGTACAAATCGGGGTTGCCGACAACTTCCATAATGACGCCGTCTTTGATGCCCCTATAAGTGGCCTCGGCACCGAACACACCAAAAGGCTCAACAAAGCGGTGGTGGAGAGCAATAACCGGGCCAAACAAGGTGTAATTGGCAATCTGCTGGGAGTCAAAATAGTACACTGAATGGATAAACATAAAGCCGCTTCCAGCTGGAACGCAAGAACATGGACTCAACTGCCACTTGTGCTCGCAGCGGGTGATGGGCCCTGAAAAGTCGAGCCGTGACGCCTTGTCTTGCTTGGCAGCATCGGCGGCCAACACCATGGGCTCGACAGAATGTAACACACGACCATACAAGAGGTGCCTTTTCGTTGTCCCTCCAACATCGACCACGGTCTTGCCGCGAGACGCCAACTCGTGGTAAATCCAAGCCTCAGCAAGTTGACGCGAGGCATGCATCTCGGGGTGGGGATGGCGGCGAATTACACGGGCCCGACTGGCCACACCATGGGGCAAACACGAGTACGCCGAGAGATCGACATCAACGTCGACCACCCACTCGCTTAACCGACCAGCTGGTGGCCGGCGAGGCACCAGCTGTCGGGTCGGTTGAGGCGTTTTCGGAGTGGGCCCTTTTGGCGAGGGTGGCGGAGATCCAGGGGGCCCAGATGCGGGCCCAGACGGCCCACTTGGGGGCCCCGCCGGCGACGCAGTTTGACCTGTTGTTGCCGCAGAAGGCGCCACGCCCTTCCAATCGGCGTCTCCAGGGTTTGACCAATCGCTGTTGTGTGGCTCCTCAAAGCCATACGACAGCGACAACGGGTTAGAGTCCACAGTGGACACCTGGAGCGCTTCGAGTCGGGATGTTGCTGCTTGCTCCCACATGTCATCATCCGACATACAGGCCCAGCAGCGCGTCGACTGAGAGTTGCGAAGCGGTTTCCGACACCCCTCACACTGCGGTAAATACCGGCATTTCTTGCAGATCCGCTGACCGTGAGCCTCCTCGGCGCAACCCTCGCAGCGACTTGTTAGAGAAAGCTCATCCATGGGGATGGCATTCTGCACAACAGGTGCAACAAAGGGCTGCGCCGAGACCGAGTAATCACGGGGTCGGTTCGACCGGCCCCGGAAACTGCGAGCGCTGCGATTGCGGCGCGACATCGGAATGATT